AACATGCTACAAGTCTGACTACGTAGACCTCCTGCTTGTGTTGCTGCAGCCGCTATAACACGCCCTCCACCCTTAAAGGCTAGTTCCGTTGTATTGTCTACTTCTAGTTCCCTTTTCAATCCCTCTGGTAGATACTGGTAAAACCTCTTGTGTATATGTAGCAAGTGTTTACTACTCGCAATCTTATAGGATAGTATTATTAATGTTAGTGGTGTTGTTGCTGTATAGGCCTTCCAAAACATGTAAGCACATACAACCGTACTAGAACCTATCTGTCTAGGCTTCAATACTAGTGTATCTCTACCTTCCTCTAAGGCGTTGATTATCTCTATCTGTTCTGCATTGAGTTGTAACGGTACAACACGTCCAGACTTATCTACTATCTTTAATCTCTGTATGAATTGGAAAGGGTCACTGAATACCCTAGCTATCTGGTTTTGTATAGACTCCATATATTGGTCCTATGGTAGGTTAAAAGGGTGATGTAATAAGTCCCAATACACCACCCAAGAACATTTTTAATCATATCGCAAAAAGAACAAAATACCCCGTATAAGGTGTATCATACAAGATACTTAATACTAGAATACTGTAAATCATTCATGTATGCAAGGTCAAAAGATGGTAGCAATACAAGCCCTATGACGTATGACCTGCTATCTGGTACGGTCTACAGGGGATACACACTGTAACACAAAAGGATTTGTGTACGGACGTATGTAACCCCCTCCGATCCATACTGGCGATAGCATAGATTTAAAGCAATAGGGGATACCTATGTTTTTTATTAGATGTTTTTGAGATAGGCACCGGCTACCCCCATCCAACCCGCCTAACGATAATGTTACAAATGCAGCATGAGCAGTTCGAAGGTTTGGGATGTTGCAAATGCAGCAAGGAACACAAGCCCAGTACTGCAATCCCAGCAATTGACGCAAACGCAGCATGGCCATGACGCATATGCAGCAAACTGGTTCTATGCTGTTATCCCAGCAATGCACAGTCCCAAATGCTGAAAATGCAGCACAAGGACTTGGCGAAACATTATCCTGGTTTCGGTTTCGGTTTGCTGCAAAACTGGCATTACTGTTTCGGTTTCGGTTCATCTTGTTTCGATGTTTCGAGCCAAGCCGCAACACCCGCAACATCCAATTGTGTCGGTTCTTTGAGTACTGAATCTACTTCCCTGCTGTGGAGTAAAGCGACAAATTTAGATAAGTCATTACCTGAGAATGTTATGGTCTTTCCTTCGTGTTTTATTTCGTGTTGCGATAGTTGTATAAAAGCCCAAAGCAACCCCGTTATAGATTCCTCTTTTATACATTTTGCAATCTGGTTATGTGGTTTTAATAAGTAGGTACCTTTTTTTGGCATGGTTAAAACTCCTATATATCTATATCGTTGTATTGGTATTCCATTTATATATTCAATGTTAACCCTATCACGGTATAAACAGTATACACAAAAAACCCCTATCCAATGACGATAGGGGTCTAGTAGTGGTGGTGGTGTTGTTTCAGATGGTTAACACTTTATACACTGTAGAATGATTAGAATGAATAACCAAAATTGTATATCTTTACTACTCATTGTAACCACCTCAGAAAGAGAGGGAAATACACAGTACAAAATAGGAAGCCGCAAATTATCAGCATACAAATTATAGCGTTGTCCAGTAGGGTATCTTTATTCATCACTCACCCCCAAATTGCATATACAAATTCCATTTATATGGAATACCGTCAACCAATATAATGAATTCATTTTGATAATATTCTAAGTCATCGATGTAAATGTCAAGCATATTCAAACCATGTTTATCTGTTATGAACTCAGTAGTCGAGTAACCCTCACACATGGCAATATCTCCAATCATAAAAGTAACCGTCATCATACCTCACCCCCTACAAAAAGAGATACGCAAGTATCATACGATTGTATAAAATCATTGTGTAACTGTTTACCTTTAGCCGTTGCTCGTTTACCTTGAAGTAGTACGTACTTGCCATTGTCAAGTGGTCGTATGTCATGTTTACCCCCGTCAACAAAAACGCCAGGATACGAAGATAACAATTTGATTTTATCCTCCTTTGTTACAACGATGGCGACACGGTCAAAAGAGCCGTGAATCTTTTTGGTTGTCTCACTGTAGCTGTATGTAAGATGATAAGAGGACCACGGATTGTTAACGACTGGATACTTTGTATAGTCATAGAATCCTGCTAATCCATTGAAGTCTTGTACAATCAAATCCATTCTTAAGATACGTTCAAATCTGCAGTCAGTCGAACCATTTAACCGGGCCCATAGTTCCTTATCATCGACAGACGCTTTAAAAGATTGGATATATAACTCTCTCAATACATCTAGCATGAATTCAATAGTATGATGGTATAGGGCTAGACTCTTCCATTCAAGCGTGAGTTGATGATGTAAACCCAAAAAGCCAGTGTAACCAATACAACCGCCTGCACAAAGTCCAGCGAATGCACAAAAGTTCAAACCTAGGATATGTTTAAAAGGTGTAAGGTATAGACCAGTGACACCCACATTTTTTAATCCCTCGACTTTGGACCACTTGACACTAGATGACAGAATAGAACGTTTTTTTCCTGTCTTGCTAGTACTGTATTCAATGTAAGGTTTAGCAGCTGGTATTGAGTCAGCATTGTTTTTATCGACTAGTGAATTGCGGAACGCCGGTATATTTTCAACGATAATATATTTCATGAAATCCATGATGAATCCTTTTTTGGTAGGTTGTAAAGAATACTTAATTGTATTCATACTATAGATTTTATTCTATTATTTTGAGTATTGCAAGGAAAAAACGCAATTAACCCAAAAATAAATTAAAACGTAATTCCAATCTCTATAAAGCCGATAGTACCGATACATGATGATTGAAGGGATACAGGGTAAATATGCTATGATGCCGCTAGCCTGGGGCACGTAGCCGATATAGGCTGGATTCGAGGGGCACCAGCTGAGGTGGCGATGGCCCGGCCACCCCGTGGGGATGGGGGTGGTAGCCTACATTGGAGCGAGTTTACATTGGAGCGATTTTAGTATTATGGTAGTGTTGGTGTTGGTCTATAGTAAAGTATTTTTCTTTTTTTCTTGACACTCTAGATTTATTTCTATATACTGTATACAGATGGTTCAACTATCTACAAACCTACCAACCAATATGGAGTATACCATGACCAAGATTGTCATTGTAACATACGAAGGTGGGACCATTCGCTGGTTCCCCTATTCACTGGAAACCCTTGATGCATTGTCAGCTGAATGTCAGTACATCGAGGACATCCAAATCATTAACTGCGGTGTAAACCACACCCAATACACCATCACCAAAACGGTATAGGAGCCTACCATGAAGAAATACCTATTCACCATTACACTGCTCGACCACAGTATCGAGCAGACTGTAGCCTACTGTGACTGCCCAATCGATTGGGTGGTCAACAACTACCATCACGATGACATGCTCGACTGGGGCTGGATTGAGATTCTAGGAGGTGAGCAATGATTCTATTGACACTGATTGCATCCAAGCAGAAGACACTGGTTAACCTGTCGACAATGCTCTACACTGCACCAAACAAGTTGGGTACGGAGATTGTATTCAAGGATGGCGCAAGGGTCGCTGTCACCGAGAGTGCAGAAGAGATTCTCAAACTGGAGCGAGTTTGGCATGGTTCTTGCACTAATATTACTAATATTAGTACTAATATAGCAGAACCAAAAATTACTACTCCTATTACCACCAACACTAATAGTACTAATAGTAAAAATATTAGTGTTGGTGTTGTTGGGGAAGGTCAAGTTCTCATTGTGAATAACAACCCAATACCAGTTGACCCGTCTACCAAGCAGTCACTGTATGACTACTGCAAAACAAATCCAATGGTACATGACTTGCTATCGTACTGGAAAGACTTGTATGAAAAGTATGGTGGGCAGCTGACCATGATTAGCGCAATCGACTTGGGCACTCTATCCAAAGTAGTACGCGACAACAAGTGGGCACAGGCACTAACAGTATTCGATTGGCTGTTTGAGTCTGACCACTATCGTGCTGTGTACCTACGCAACAAAGGCATGGTCAATCCAGCCGTGGTGGTGTCCACAAAGAAACTGGATGCAAACTATGCGCTTGCACAACAGAAGCCACTGCCAGCATTGCCAAAGAGCGTTCAGAAGCGTGCTACGGCTATTCCATCATTCGATGCAGATGGCAACATCATTGGAGGTGAGTGATGGCTAACAAACACATGCTCGACATCGCACTCGATATGTTCGCTGCGACATTCAACAAGAAGGAAGAGTGGAAG